ATTTAAAGTGGGGTTGGTGCTTAGATGCTATATGTGAACATCTGGAGGCTGTTACACGGGGCGATGTAACCCGTTTGCTTATCAATGTACCCCCTGGTTCAATGAAGTCTCTTTTGACCGGCGTTCTCTGGCCAGCTTGGGAGTGGGGCCCGCAAGGGATGCCAGAAAAGCGCTTTATAGGAACGGCGCACAAGGAACCTTTGGCAACTCGTGATAGTATGAAGTGCCGAAGGCTGATTGAATCAGATTGGTTTCAAAGCAGATGGCCTATTCGCTTGCTTTCAGATCAGAACGCCAAAACCAAATTTGAAAACCTAGGAACGGGCTTTCGCGAGTCTATGGCGTTTAAATCTATGACTGGTTCGCGTGGTGACAGAGTTATTCTTGATGATCCGATCTCTGCGGATAATGCTAACAGTGAGGCGGAGCTAGAAACTGCGAAAGTTACTTTTACAGAGACCCTTCCGACACGGATTAATAATAAGCAGTCTGCAATCGTTGTGATTATGCAAAGGCTAAACGAGAAAGACACTTCCGGTCTAATTCTTGATATGGGGTTAGACTATGTGCATCTTTGCATTCCAATGAGGTACGAAGGAAGTAATTCGATCAATGCTATTGGATGGTCTGATCCTCGGACAGAAATTGGTGAATTGATGTTTGAGGAACGCTTCGACGAAGAAGAAGTATCCGAGCAAGAAAAGACTATGGGCAGTTATGCTGTCGCTGGTCAGTTTCAGCAGAGGCCCGCGCCGCGTGGTGGTGGCATGTTCAAGCGCGATTGGTTTGAATACGTTCCAGCGGCTCCTGCTGGTTGTCGTTGGGTTCGTGGATGGGATTTGGCTGCGACTAAGGATGAAAAGGCGGCTTGGACTGCTGGTGTATTGATCGGAAAAGATTTGGACGGGCGGTTTTTCGTTGCGGATTCTTCCCGTATTCAAGGCACGGCGGGTGAAGTAGAACGGCTCATGAAGAACACTGCGACCCAAGACGGGATTAGGGTTAAGGGTTCAATACCACAAGATCCCGGTCAAGCTGGCAAGGCGCAAGCGCAATACTTGCTTAGGCAGTTGTCAGGCTTCGACTATAGATCATCCCCTGAGAGCGGGGATAAGGAAACAAGAGCAGAGCCATTCTCAGCGCAAGCGGAAGCTGGAAACGTCTTTATTGTTCGCGGAGATTGGAATGTTGATTTTATGGATGAGTTAACCACATTCCCAAGCGGCAAGTTCAAGGATCAGGTTGACGCTGCAACGCGGGCTTTTACTGAGCTGGTGACAAAGCAGGCATCTACCCCACTATTTGGAACATACGGCCAGTGAAGCAACCTAACGAAACATCTTCAGACTTTCGGGCCATGGAGCCTTACTGGCGTATGATGGCCGCAATCATGGGCGGCACGGCTTCCATGAGAAAAGAAAAGGAATATTTGCCTAGGTTTCCAAATGAGAGTGAGCAGGATTATAGCTTTCGCTTAAGTAATGCCCGATTTACCAACATTTTCGGGGATATTCTTGACACGCTTTCATCAAAGCCATTTGGGCGTGAACTGACAGTTGAAACCAAATCAGCAGCACTAACGGACTTTCTTGAGGATGTTGACGGGGATGGTTCGCACATTCACGTATTTGCAAACAATTGGTTTTACCATGGCATTGCGAATGGTCTTGATTGGGTTCTTGTGGATTACACGTCAAACGTACCCGAGAACGCGACACTGGCCGATGAAAAGAGACTAGGGGTTAGACCTTATTGGGTAAGGCTTCCGGCCCTTAGCGTGTTGGCGGTTTACTCTGAGAAGATCGCTGGCGAATCCGTCTTTACGCACGTTCGCATTGCTGAAAACTCCATTGTTCGCGATGGATATGACGAAAAGCCAGTCGAGCGCGTTCGCATATTTGACCGTGAAGTTACTAGAGACGACAAAGGCAATCCGATATCGGCGGCACGTCCAACATGGACAATACTCGAAAAGTCAGACGATAAGAAAAACGAGTGGGAGAAAGTTGATTCAGGGATTTTAACAATCCCCGTTATTCCGCTTGTGCCGTTTATATCTGGGCGTCGTAAGGGGGCGTCTTGGGTTGTTCGTCCACCTTTGTGTGATGCGGCTGATTTGCAGATCGAACACTATCAACAGGAAAGCGCTCTTAAATACGCCAAGGATGCAACTGCGTTTCCTATGCTTGCGGGCAATGGCGTAACGCCGCCACTTGATGGAGAGGGAAAGCCCGAAGTTGTTCCAGTTGGTCCGAAAACGGTCCTTTATGCTCCACCTAATAGTGAAGGTCAGTCGGGAAGTTGGGATTTTATTGAACCATCTGCGGAGAGCCTTAGGTTTTTGTCTGAGGATTTGGACAAGACTGAAAAATCATTGCGTGAGCTTGGCAGACAGCCCCTTACGGCGCAATCTGGGAACATTACGACCATTACGGCAGCTTTCGCGGGTGATAAGGCTCACAGCGTCATAGAGGCGTGGGCATTGAACAATAAGGACGCTTTGGAAAAGGCGCTTTCGCTGACATCGATGTGGCTCAAGGAAGATGCGGATGCAAAGGTTGATTTGGATACTGATTTCTCACTGGACTTGAAGGACGAAAACGGCGGCGCGACCCTTAAGGAGATGCGTGAGGGCGGTGATTTGTCACAGGAGACACTTTGGGAAGAACAACAGAGGCGCGGCATTCTTGGACCAAATTTCGATGCGGATCGGGAAGCCAAAAGGCTCCTAGGCGAAGTGCCTGGGGATGAAGAAGGTGCTGACATGGATGTGCTTGGCGCTGGAACCGGGTCGGATGACCCACAAGCAAGCGGTGGAACCGTAGGAGTAAATAATGGAACTGAAAACAGTTGAGATTGAAGGCAAAACATACGCTGAAATTCAAGACAATAAGCCGGTATATGTTGATGATGGCAAAGAAGTCGCATTTGATGCGCCGGGAACGGTGGCCACGATAAGCCGCTTAAACGGGGAAGCTCAAGGTCATCGTGAAGCCAAGGAAGCCGCTGAGAAAAAGCTTAAGGTGTTTGGCGACCTTGACCCTGAGAAAGCCATAAAGGCCGTTGAAACGGTTGAAAGCTTGGACGCAAAGCGATTGATTGACGCTGGCGAAAAGGACAAGGCTATTGAACAGGCTGTTGCGGCAGTTGAAGAGAAGTACGCGGGAAAAATCAAATCGCTTGATGAGAGCCTTCAGTCTATGACTGGTGAGCGTGACGAAATGGTCAACACGCTAAATGGTGAAATGATTGGCGGCGCTTTTTCTCGGTCTAAGTGGATTTCAGAAAACCTGACAATTCCGGCTGATATGGTTGAAGCCCGTTTCGGAAAGCAGTTTAAAATTGAGGACAAGAAAGTCGTTGCCTATGACATGAATGGTAACGAGATTTTCTCGAAAGAGCGTCCCGGCGAAAAGGCTGGCTTCGATGAAGCTATGTCTATTCTTGTCGATGGATACGCACAAAAAGATCATATCCTGAAAGGGAATGGAAATTCTGGGGCTGGTTCTACCAATACAAATGGTGGTGATTCAAACGGCTCCAAGGTTCTGACACGCGCACAGTATGACGCCATGAATCCGGGACAACGTTCTGTGAAAATGTCAGAAGGTTATTCCGTAACGGAATGACAAATATAGCGGTTCACTTGGATGAGTGACTGCGCACGGGCCGGATAGCCCTTTAGGACGTTCGGTCCGTAACCACATTTAACCAAGGAGGCCCAAGATGGCCAATACGCTGACGGGTCTCATCCCGACACTTTATAACTCGCTTGACGTTGTTTCGCGAGAATTGGTGGGTTTTATCCCATCTGTAACAAGCGACATGACGCATGAACGCGCTGCCGTAGGGCAAAGAGTCCTTTCGCCGGTCGCGCCAGAGGCAACCGCTTCTGATATCACGCCGGGGGTTACTCCTCCTGATGATGGTGATCAGGACATCGGCAACGTGCCAATGGAGATTACCAAATCTCGCCGCGTTCCTATTCGTTGGAATGGTGAAGAGCGTTTGGGCGTTGATAATAATGGAGCTCAGTACAACATCATTCTTCGCGATCAGTTTTCGCAGGCTATGCGGGCGCTAACGAACGAAGTTGAGGCTGATCTGGCTGGATTGCACATCAACGCATCACGGGCATATGGTACGGCTGGTACAACTCCATTCGCGGCGAGTCATGAAGAGACTGCGTTTCTGCGTAAGCTTTTGGTAGACAACGGAACGCCAGATGGTGACTTGCAGATGGTTCTTGATACTAGCGCGGGCGCGAAAATGCGTTCTCTAGTCAATCTGTCGCGCGTTGATGCCTCTGGAACTGCCGGGACACTTCGTCAAGGCGTTCTGTTTGACCTAAACGGTTTTGCTATTCGTGAATCTGCGGCTATTCGCCAATTTGCAGCGGGTGCGGGTGCTGGTGCGACAACCGATGCAACGGGTTACGCAGAAGGCGAGACGGCCATTACATTGGCTGCGGCGGGTGCTGGTGACATCAAGGCGGGTGACGGTATTACCTTTGCGGGTGATCCAAACATCTACATTGTTGCCGTTGGTGCTGCTGCGGTATCCGGTGCAACGATTACACTTGCGGCTCCGGGTTTGGTTCAAGCGATTCCTACTGCTGCAACTGCTGTGACGGTTGAGGCCAATTCGGTTCGCTCTATGGGCTTTGCTCGTTCTGCTATGGCACTTGCAACTCGTGCGCCTGCATTGCCTGAGAATGGCGATCTTGCGATTGATCGAACAACGGTAACAGACGCGGCTTCTGGGCTGTCGTTCGAAGTGTCGATTTATCCGCAGTATCGTCAGATGCAGTACGAAGTTGCACTTGCTTGGGGCGTTGCCGCTGTCAAGCCGGAGCATATGGGCGTTCTGCTCGGTTAAGATTGGTCGGCGCGGGAAACTGCGCCACCACTTCCAGATTAGGAGATTTGATATGTCTACAATGAAGATCATGCCGAGCGATAAAAGCCAAGGCGATTATGTTGTTATTAATGCCTCTGACTTTGATGATGAAATCCACAAGGAATTTAAAGAGCCGAAAAAGCGCGGCCCAAAACCCAAAAAGGAAGCTGAAGAAGTGACGGAAGATACTTCCGATGATGGTGCCGAATGATTGTCTCGTTCTGCGTTCCTGCGGCCAAAGGTCAGGCAGTGAGCGGAATTAAGCGGGTGCGTGTTGTTGAAGATGTGCCGGTTGGTGGCGTCTCAACGGCATCTGCGGAGCGGGATGAAGTCATTCTGTTTGGGAATGATGGAGCTACCATGGCGAAGGTTGCATGGGGTCCAAATCCTGATGCAAATGCCACCGGAATGCCGGTTGGCGCAAATCTTGTCGGGATTGCTGCTTTCCCTGAGTATGGCGATAAGGTTTCAGTCGAGTGACACTGATTGTCGAAGATGGAACGGGGATGGCTGACGCTGATGCGCTTGTCTCTCTTGTGTTCTTTCGCGATTATTCCGCAAATCTGGGGCGCGACACATCTTCATTCAATGATGACGCCGCGGAGCAAGCCATTCGTCGCGCAAGTCTTTATCTGGCAACGTCTTTTGATTGGGATGGATTTCCGGTGGGTGAACGTGAACAGGCTATGGCGTTTCCCCGGCATGGCATAACGGATCGATACGGATACTATGTTGATTCCGATAGCGTACCCAAGGAAATTCAACACGCCGCATGTGAGATTGCATACCAAGAAGCGCAAAGCCCCGGCTCGTTAAATCCGGTTTCGGATCCTAGTTCTTCTGGAAATGTCATTCGAGAAAAGATTGGCAAACTTGAGATTGAATACGATGGCAAGGGAACGCCAAATAGTGAGGCGGTTCGGCCTGTGTTGCTTGCGGTTCGTGACTTGCTTCGTGGGTTTCTTGGCGGTGGTCGGTCAACTAATCCCATCGTGGGAACGTCTGAGAGGGCCTGATGAGCAACGTAATTAATATCGAAAAGCAGGATGTTATTTGGGTTTGCGAGTGCGATTGCATGTCCTTTGAATTGCATTCAAATGGAGATGCGATTTGTGCATCATGTGGCACATTAACAGATGCTTCTGGTTGGAGGCAAAATCTATCTGATCCAGAAGGGGAGATAGATGTACTGCCGGATGGCGCTAAGACAGATTTAAGATTCAATAGTGAAAATCGTGCTGACTTTGCAAAATACCAAGTTATTGAGCGTATCAAAAGTGATGGGGCATTCGTTGCAATAGTCCTTAACAGAGAAGGCCGGAAAACAATTTGGCAAGACGATGCTTTTGCGACAGATGATCAAAAAAAATGGTTATCAGAAGCACTAAAGACAATTGAAGACATGCTAACGGAAAATAGCAGAAATGCCGACATTTGATTACGCGTCTAGCGCAGCAACAGCAAGACGCCTAATTGAACGGTTTGGCTTTGAGGCTCAGTTAGAGCGGCAGACAATGACGGGTCCGGCGCATGATCAAGTTGCGGGGCCATCTACATCTACCACGATTACGGTTGTTGACTTTGAAGAGATGATTATGGACCGATCCG